TCACCAACGATTGGTGACTTTGTACAATTTATAGATTATTCAGGAACGTTTGATACAAATAATTTTACAGTTGCAAGAAACGGAAATAAAATTCAAGGCGACGCAACAGATTTAACTGTATCAATTGAGCGTGCAGGTTTAACACTTGTATATACAGGTTCATCAACACAAGGTTGGTTATTGGAGAATAAATAACCATGACTACTTATAAAAGTATAAAAGGATATTCAATAGAAAGTAAATCTTCTGATCCAACTCCATTTGCAAATTTTAATGGACAATATTATTACAACACTACAGATAATCAATATTATTTAAATTTTAATGCTTCAGGAGTTTGGTCAACAGGTGGAAATTATCCAACTGCTAATAGTGCTGTAGCTGGAGCAGGAACGCAAACAGCTGCAGTGGCTTTTGGTGGAGATTCAGATGGTGATTTAACAGCTGAATATGATGGATCAACTTGGACGTTGGGAGGTAATTTAAGTACTGATAGAGCTTCTCCAGGTCCTGCAGGAACTCAAACATCTGCTTTAGCTGTAGGTGGAGCTCAAAGTGGTTATGGCACTGTTTTAAATAGTTCTGATGAATATAATGGAACAAGTTGGACAGCGGGTGGAACTTCAACATTTTCTTCCGGCGGAAGGTTAGGGGTAGGAACTCAAACTTCGGCATTAAGTATGGGTGGTTTAAATTTAGGAATGGGTGCTTTAAATTTTACAGATGAATATGATGGAACAACTTACACTGCTGGAGGAAACTATTTAATTGGAACTTGGTTCCCCTTTGGAATTGGAACTCAAACCGCTTGTTTATCTTTTGGAGGATCTTCTAATAATCCAGTAAGATCAAATAATATTAATGGTAGTTATGATGGAACTTCATGGAGTTTAGTTAGTCAATTTTTGAATTATGATAGATGGGCTCATTCCGGTTTTGGAACACAAACTGCAGCTGTAGCTTGCGGTGGAGCAAGTGGAATTAATCAAACATCTTCCACAGGTAGTTTTGGTGCAACAGAAGAATATGATGGAACAACTTGGACGAATAGAGCATATTTAAGCACTCCTAGAACGGGTTCAGGTGGAGCAGGAACGTCTTCTCTTGGATTAATTGCAGCTGGGGCTACTGGAGATTTTTTTCCACAGACTGCTGGAGTTGCAACAGAAGAATATGATTCGGCAGGTGGTTCTAGTGTAATAAAAAAAATTTATTCAAGTTTATAAAATGATTAAATATGTATTTGTTAAAAATTTTGGAAAAAACTTCATAAATAAAGAAGATAAAAATAGTTTTCATATCAAAGAAATAGTGACTGATCTTTGGGAAATAGAAGATAATATCTCATCTCAAAATTGGATTAGTAGAGTAGGTGCTTTAGAAAAGACTAAAGAAGAAGCTCAAATTATAGTTAATGATCATTTAAACAAAACACAAGAGTATTATAATAATCTTTCAGAACAAGAAAAACAAAATCCCATGATAACTGGAATAAAAGTATTTATAAATAATTATGAACCTATAAATACATCTACAGCATCATTTAAATTTATTGTTAACAATATAAAACTATGAGTACTTATAAACAAATAAAAGGATTTGGATTACAAACTTTAACTTCAGATCCTTCTCCAATATTAGAAGGACAAGTATTTGTTAGAAATACTTATTTAAATTTAAGTCAAACTCAAATTGGTTCTTGGACAATGTCCACAGGTTTAAGTAATGCAAGAACTGCTGCTGGTGGATGTGGAACTCAAACAGCCGCTTTAGTTACTGGAGGTAGAGTTATAGCAAGAGATGGAACTCAAACTAATTCAAATCTTACAGAAGAATTTGATGGATCTACTTGGGTTTCTGGAGGAAATTTAGGAACAGTTAGACATTTTATAGGAGCAGTTGGAACTCAAACAACTGCTTTAGCTATTGGTGGACTCGGTGATGGACCAGCAGTAGTTACATCTGTAGAAGAATACAACGGAACAAGTTGGACAGGAGGAGGAGCTCTACCTGCATCAAGGTATCATTTAGGTGCAGCTGGGACTCAAACATCTGCTTTATCTATAGGAGGAGTTGATGGAGCTACTGCTGTCGCTGTAACAACTGTTCAAGAATATGATGGTAGCTCTTGGATTTCAGGGGGTTCTTTACCAACAGCATTATCTTCAAATCAAGGAATAGGTTCACAAACATCTGCTTTAAGTGTGGCGGGATTTCAAGGTCAAGATACTACATTAGAATATGATGGAACAAGTTGGTCAAGTGGTGGAAATTTAAATAATTTAAGATATGAATTTGGTGCTTCAGGAGCAGGAACACAAACAGCCGCAGTGGTTTATGGTGGAACCACTATTGTAATACCAGCAGTAAGTAATAAAGCAGAATTATATGATGGTACAAGTTGGACAAATGGGGCAAACATGTTAATAAATAGAAGATATGGCTCAAATGCAGGTACACAAAGCGCTGCATTAGCTTCTGGTGGAAGTTCTGGTCTTTTTATAAATTCAGTAGAAAAATGGGATTCCTCTCCTAGTAATTTTATTTTAGGGGGGTCTTTTGTAAACCAATATCCAGAAACAAAAGCAGGTTAATATGAGTGATTATAAAACAATACAAGGATTTAGTATACAAACTTTAACTTCAGATCCTTCTCCTATTCCTCTAGGACAAATTTGGTATAACACAACTACAAAAACTTTAAATATTGGAGTTAGTCAAGTAGGTTCTTGGACAACAACTGCTTCTATGACAACAGCTAGAGGAGCCCCTGCTGGACTTGGATCTGGAAGTTCTACTAATTCTGCTTTAGCTTCAACAGGAGGAACTGATTTAAATAATTACTTAAATAATACTGAAGAATATAATGGCACAAGTTGGACATCCGGAGGTAATGTAGGTACAGCAAGAATTAATTCAAATGGTGCTGGAACTCAAACGACTGCTTTAATTGTTGGGGGATATACAGGATCAGCTGTGACTAATGTAGAAGAATATGATGGAACAAGTTGGACAGGAGGAGGAGCTCTACCTGCAGGGAGAAGTATTCCTTGTGTGACAGGGACTCAAACAACTGCTTTAAGTGCTGGAGGATGGGATGGTGGTGTTCAAAGTGATAGTAATGAATATAATGGAACAAGTTGGACAGCGGGTGGACTTTTAGCCACAGCAAGAGAAGGTATGGCACCAGGGGGTACTCAAACATCTTCATTAGCTGGAGGAGGATCTGATTCTTTACAAACAGAAGAATATGATGGAACAAGTTGGTCATTAGGAGGAAATATGGTAGCAGCTATGACTTTTTGTTCTGGTGCCGGAACTCAAACATCTGCAGCAGCATTTGGAGGATTATTAGCAAGAAGTAGTAATACACAACTATATAATGGAACAAGTTGGAGTTCAGCGGGAGGTTTTATAACGCCTGTTGAACTTGGTGCAGCTTCTGGATCTCAATCATCAGCTATGTTTGCTGGAGGATTTAGAAGCAGATGGGGTAGTTCAACAGATGTAACACAAACTTTTGATTCATCAGTAATAAATATATCAAAAAAATTAACCATTACTCCTTCTCAATACTTGACATTATAGTTAAAAAATCATATATAAATTTTATGATAGATAAAGAAAGTAAATTTGATATTCAAAATTTAATAAACATTGAACAAAAATATTTAAATAATCTTTTAGATAAAAAAGATTTTGAAAAATTTAAAAATTTAAATATAGAACTTAAAGATACTTGGATTAAAAAACAAATTTTTAGAACAGAAACAGAAATGCGTATATCAGTTCTTTCTGATTTAAAACATCCAACAAATGCATCTAAATATTGGCAATGTGTTAGAGAACAAAGTGCTTTTTTTGAAAATTTAATGACTTTATCTTTTGACTATAGAAAAAATATTGTTGAAATAGAAAAATTAAAAATAAAATTAAAAAAAGAAAAAAATAGTTTAGAAAAAAAACTATTACAAATAGAAATTGAAGAAAAACTTTATTCTAAAGCAAATATGGAACTTGTAGCAAAAGATAGAATGAGAGAAATTTCTAGTTGGTCAGAACTTAAAAAAGAATTTGATGATGGAAGTTTTGATACTCAAGATCCTAATCAACATCAAGGTGATTCTTATGAAAAAAGATTAGAAAGTAAATTTAAAACAATTACTCAAGGAACTTCACAGCCAGAAGTTTTTAATATAGTTACTCAATTAGAAACATTAAGTAGACTTAAAAAAGAAGGTGTTTCTATGACTAAAATAACAGATAAAAATAAAAAAGAATTATTAAAAAAATGAACTTTGATTTTATTTTTTTAGGACAAAGTATTTTAAAATACGAAGTTCCTTTAGAAATATTTATTTCTATAAATGAAATTTATGATAAAAATAAAAAAGAATTATTAAAAGCTAATAAACAGTTAATTGGTAAAATAGAAGATGAATCTTCTTTATTTTATGATGGAACACCTACTGTTAAAATTAATAGACATTCTCATTTACCAATTGAAATAACACAATGGTTTAATAGTTGTTTTAAACATTATTTAGATTTTAATAAAGTAGTAGATTATAAGTTACATTTAAATTCTATTTGGGTAAATGAAATGAAAGAACATGAATATAATCCTCTTCATATTCACACAGGAAGTTTAAGCACGGGTTTATCCTCTGTTATGATTTTAAAATTACCTAAAAATTTTGGAAAAGAATTTTCAGCTGAAGAAACTCCTATCAATGGTAAATTACAACTTGTAGGAAATAATAATGGTATGTTTGCAAAAACATCATATTTTCCTAATTTAAAAATAGGTGATTTTTTTATTTTTCCATATGATATGGCACATTGTGTTTATCCTTTTAATGGAACTAAAGAAAAAAGAAGAACATTAGCTGCAAATTGTGATGTTTCCTATAATGAACTTGCATCAAGATCTGCCTGATAAAAAAATTGCATATCCAAAATATGCTATTTTTAAAACAAGATTAAAATTGTATTTATTTAAAGATGTGACTTTAGCGCATGTTCCAAAAGAAAAATCAATTATTAAAGTTAGAAAAGAAATGGAAGAAATTGGATTATTGTGCCCAATGGTTTTAGATTCTCATGTAGATAGAATTAGAAGTGGTACTAATAGATATTTAGAACTTAAAAGACAAGGTTATGAAGGTAGTATATTTTATAAAACTAAAAATGCTCATGAAGCTAAATTTTTACAATTGATTAATTTAAAAATTTTTAAAAATTATCCTATAAATAACTTGGATTTTATCTATGAAGATGATATAAAAGAAATAAGAAATAAATGTATAGATTTAATAAAGGAGAATAATTTATGATTATAACAGAACCTGTTTGGAAAAATTTAATTGCATATACAATATCTCCTATTTTTACATCAAAACAATGTCAAGACATTATTAAAATTGGATCTTCTTTAAAAACAGAGGAAGCAAAAATTGGTCAAGAAAAAGGAAGACAAGATAATAAAGTAAGAACTTCTAAAATTGGATGGATTCCTTTTAATAAATTACCTGAAATGTATTCCATTATTGAAAAAACAATGTTGCAAACAAATGGTAATCACTTTGGATTTGAAGGAATGAGAATTACAGAACTTGCTCAATATACAGAATATCCAAAAGGAGGATTTTATAACTGGCACACTGATTCAGATATATCTGGAATAAAAGAAACTCCTGTTAGAAAAATATCAATGACATGTTTACTTTCTGATCCTAATGAATTTGTTGGAGGAGAGTTAGAATTTATAGAAGAAAATAAAAAATCAATAAGTCTTAAACAAGGACAAGCTATTTTTTTTGCTTCTTTCATTAGACATAGAGTTTCTCCAATAAAAAAAGGAGTTAGAAAATCTTTAGTTATGTGGTTTGGAGGCCCACCTTTTAAATGATAAAACATTTATTATTTCCAACCCCTATTTATGTAAAAGATGTTTTAAATGAAAAAAATCTTAATAAAGATTTAGAAAAAAATATTATAAATTGGTCTAAAAAAGATAAAGGAGTTTTAAAAACTAATGTTAAAGGATGGCATAGTACTTCAGATATGCATCTTAAAAAAGAATATAAACTTTTAATAGATGAATTATTTTCATTTCAAAATATTATTTTTAAAGATTGTGGAATAATTGGGGATCCTTTTTTAGGAAATATGTGGGCAAACATTAATTATCCACAATCATATAATAAATTACATACTCATCCTAATTCTTTATGGTCGGGGGTATATTATGTTAAAGCTGAAAAAAATTCTGGAAATTTATATGTACAAGATCCAAGACCAGGAGCAGATGTACTATTGCCTCAAAGGTTAGATAATTCAAAATTACCAGTTCAACTTCATCGTGAAGTATATTTTGAAGCAAGACCGGGTAGATTAATAATGTTTCCAGGTTGGCTTCCACACGGGGTAGATATAAATAACAGTAAAGATATAAGAATATCTATATCTTTTAATTTTATACAAAAAATATGATAAATATTTTTATAGGATATGACTCAAAAGAAAAAATAGCATATCATGTTTTGTCAGAAAGTATTTTAAAATATAGTTCAGCGCCAGTAAGATTTACACCACTTTACCTGCCAAACCTAAAAAATTCATTTAAAAGAAAAAGAAACACTTTATCATCTACTGAATTTTCATTTAGTAGATTTATAGTTCCATACCTAATGAATTATAAAGGTTGGTCTGTGTTTATGGACTGTGATATGATGTTAAAAACTGATATTAAAAAATTATGGGATTTAAGAAATGATGATTATGCAATTATGGTTTGCCAACATGATTACATACCTAAAAGTTTATCTAAATTTGGTAATCAAATACAAAATGTTTATGAGAAAAAAAATTGGTCTAGTTTAATGTTAATGAATACAGCTAAATGCAAAAAACTTACAAAAGAATATGTTGATACTGCAAGTGGATTAGAACTTCATCAATTTAAATGGACTAATAAAATTGGTGGTTTACCTTTAGAATGGAATTGGTTAGTTGGAGAATACCCATATAACAAAAATGCAAAATGTATTCATTTTACAAATGGTGGTCCTTACTTTAAAAAATATAAAAATTGTGATTATTCTTTAGAATGGTTTAAAATTTATAAAGATATGGTTAAAATTAAATTATGAGTTTTAAAAAAAATAAATATAGAATATTAAAAAAAGCAATATCTTATGATCTTGCTAATTTTATATTTAATTATTTTTTATTACAAAAAGATGCTGTATATTTTTGTTTAAAAAATAATATTGTTTCAGAAAACAATTTATTTATTGGAAATTGGAAAGACGCACAAGCTCCTGGAGTTTATTCCAAATATGGTGATTGGGTAATGGAAACATTACTTATGAAAGTAATGCCTATAATAGAAAAAGAAATAAATTTAAAATTAATACCTACATACTCATACGCACGTGTATACGAGAAAGGTTCTATTCTAAAAAGACATAAAGATAGACCATCTTGTGAGATATCTACAACATTGAATTTAGGAGGAGATCCTTGGACATTATTTATAGATAGCACTGGAGGAAAAAATAATAATGGAATTAAAGTAGATCTAGAACCAGGTGATATGTTAGTATATTCTGGATGTGAGTTAGAGCATTGGAGAGAAGAATTTACTGGTAATATTTGTGGCCAAGTTTTCTTGCATTATAACCATGTAAATGGACAGTTTGCAGATTCCAATTTATATGATAAGAGACCTCTATTAGGATTACCACCATTCACTAAAGTAGTGTAAATCAACAAATCTGGTGGTATAAGGATAGCTTATGCCAATTAATAAATTACAATTTAAACCAGGAATAGATAAGCAAAATACTCAATACGGAGCAGAAGGTGGTTGGGTTGATTGTGATATGGTCCGTTTTAGATACGG